GGTGTCCTCGATCACCTGGACGCCGACAACGAAACCCGGATGATCGTCGGCTCCAACACGCTGGTGGTCCGCCGGACCCCGGTGAACTGGGCTGTCATCTGTCTGATTGACAAGATCCAGCGTGAGCACGCGGCTGCGTCCTCCCGGGTCGCCTGAGGCTCGCCTTCAACCCAACGAGATCCATCATGCAAAAAACCGATGCCGAATTGTTCGCCGCCGTCATCTGCCGGGCGATCGACTACTTCCACACGTCAAAATCGACTCAAGAAGAGGTGGGCCGTGCTGGGAGCGACTGGATTCTCAAGAAGAGGGAAGAGGACCTGGCTGACGCCATCACCGAACTGAAGCAGGCCTTGGACGCCTGATCGGCCATGAGCTTCAGCATGCGCAAGCACAAGCGCCGAGCCGAACGCAGCATGGCTCGGCGTTCCATGTACATCGGTGGGAGTCGGCCTGTACCTTTCGGGTGGATCCATGGCATCGAACGCCGGCCGGGCGCCGCGTTCGAGTTCACCCCCATATGGCTTGAAGCGCCTCTGCACGTGATCACCGTCGATCTCACGATCTCGGTTTGATGGCTGACAAAAAGTGCTTGCGCTCCGTGGATTGATGTCGTACATTAATCCAATGCGCTGAGAGGTTCAGAGCAGCAACCAGGAGAGCAGCATGGCCCACTTCACGATCAAGTCCCGCACCTTCGGCGAAATCACCTTCAGCTGCCCGAATGAAGGCGGATACATCCGCGTCACCGGCAACGGCTGGGACCACAAGCAAATTTGCGAGGGCGGTTGCTTCATGGGCGTCACGCTCATGGCGAGCGAGAACACGCTCGAACAGTGCGCCCGCCGCTGGTGGAAGGCCTTCCTGGCGTTCCAGCGCGAGATCGCCTGATGCAAGCCCCGGAACATCCCAAGCGCCGGGGCCGCCCTCAGGCAGCTGCCGAAAAGGCCTTGCAGGCTCGCATCATCGCCCGCCTGACGAACGACCAGCGCTCCAAGTATGAGCGCCTAGGCGGCGTGGACTGGCTCCGTCGCAAGATCGACGCCGAGCCCGAGCCGTCGCCCTTCTGGCGGATCCCAGGCGCTGGACCGTAGAATCGCGGCATGGGTCGCCCTTCGAATCTTTCCGCCGCCAAATGGGATGAGCTGCTACGGAGGCTCGCATCAGGAGAGAGGGCCGCCGACCTCGCGCGAGAGTACGGCGTTTCGAAATCAGCTGTTTCGAAACGAGTAGCGAAACCGGCCGAGCATGTAAAAGATGTTGTGAATCAGGTGCTTGCGGCAGAGCTGGCTCTTAAGGCTCTTCCCGTATCGCAACGGATCGTGGCCGTGGACCTGATTGATGAACTTCGTCAACTGAGCATGAGCACCGTCCAAGTCGCGGCCCTGGGCATGAAAACCGCGCACCGGCTGGCGGCCATCGCGAACGAAGAGGTTCAGAAGGTCGGAGACGCGGATCCGCTGAAGTCAGCTGTCTCCATGAAGACGGTCGAGTGGCTGGGCGAGATCGTTCGGACTCACGCGAGCGTGGGACTGAATCTGCTGTCCGCCAACAAAGAAGCATTCCGGCCGGGCTCGGGTGGCGAGGATGACGGGGCTGACTTCATCGTAGAAGGCGGCCTGCCGAAGTAGTCTTCCCCCTACGGTAAAACGGCCATACAATGAGACATGGCTGATCTGATCTCCTATGAGGAAGCGAAGAAGCTCATTGATTACGACCCGGAAGCCGGGTCTTTCACATGGCGCGTTTCAAGAGGTGGAGAGGTTTCCGGAACGCGAGCCGGCGGCCCTTTCGAGGCAAGTAAAGGGATCGGAAGATCCAAAAAATGGCTCTATCTGATAGGAATAAATTACAAGATATATAGGGGACATCGAATTGCATGGCTGCTGACATATGGCGAATGGCCTAAAATTATCGACCATTGGGACGGCAATCCACTGAATAACAGGCTTGATAACTTGCGTTCCGTTTCCAGCAGAGTGAATTCGCAGAATATTCGATCCCCGATGCCGTTCAATAGAACAGGATTGTTGGGCGCTGGAATCGATAATGAGCGAGGCGGATTTAGGTCGGAAATACGCCTTGCTGACGGAAGCAGGAAATTCATAGGTAGATTTGCAACCGCCATTGAGGCGCACGAAGCCTACGTGGAAGCAAAGCGAAAATATCACGAAGGTTGCACCATCTAATGGCCTCTAGGATCATTCTCCCGACCTTCCACCCCGGGCAGGTCCGCGTTTGGGAAAGGAGGGGCCGCTTTAACGTTGTTAGATGCGGCCGGCGGGTGGGGCAAGACCAAGATGCTGGTCACCCTTGTGGGTGACACTGGCATGAAGGGTCGCAACGCCGGCATATTCACCCCTGAGGCCGCGCAATGGAAAGAACCGTATGACGATCTTCGCGAGGCTTTGCAGCCGGCGATCAAGTCATCCGACGCCAATCGGGGGAAGATCCGCCTAGTTACTCGCGGCCCCCAGGCGACTGGCGGTAAGGTTGATTTCTGGCATACAGACGATAATCCACTCGCTGGTCGGGGGCGCGAATATCATCTGGTTGCTGGCGATGAAATCGCATTCGCAAAGCGAAAGCAAATGGCGAATGTGTGGCGCCAGGCCATCCGCCCTACTTTGTTGACCACCAGGGGAGAGGCTTGGTTCTTTTCGACTCCGTATGGGGACGATCAGGATGATTTCTTCTGGCAGGCCTGCAACGATCCGTCACTCGGGTTCGTGGAGCACTATGCCCCGACATCGGACAGCCCGTATTGCCCGCCCGACGAATTGGAACTGATTCGGCAGTCTGAACACCCGCTGGTGTTCCGTCAGGAATATCTCGCGGAGTTCGTGAGCTGGCGCGAATCAGCGTTCTTTCGTCCGGAATGGATGCTGGGGGATGATGGCCTGCCGGTTGGCATGCCCCGCAAGTGCGATGTGGTCTTTGCCGTGATGGATTGCGCAGTGAAGTCGGGTACCACGAATGATGGCACTGGCGTCGTCTACTTCGCCTTCACCAGCCTGGGGCATCGTCCATCACTGGTGGCGCTCGACTATGAACTGGAAAGCATCGACGCCGCGAATCTTGAGCACATGGCCCCTCGGGTGCTGGCGCGCGGCGAGGAGCTGGCCGCCATGTGCGGCGCTCGGAATGGATTCTTCGGCGTACACGTCGAGGACGCGGCGGGCGGGGCTGTGTTGCTGCAAAAGGCCAAGGCCAAGGCGTGGCCCATGTTCCCCATCCCTGCAAAGCTGATGGAGAAGGGCAAGGACGAGCGGGCCATGATCGCCGGCAGCCCGATCTACCGCCGCGAATTCAAGATCGCCGCGCCATGCTTTGAGAAGGTGATCCCGTGGAAGGGGCGCACGCAGAATCACATGTGGCATCAGGTCACCACATTCCGCCTGGCGGACAAAGACGCCTACAAGCGCCCCGATGATCTGCTGGACTGCGTGACCTACGGTGTTGCGCTCACCCTCGCTGATGTGAGCGAGCTAGGCTAGGATCACGGTCGGGCACCTGAGAGAATCCACCCATGAGCATCATCGAAGTCAACAGCACGGCCTTGACCACGGGCCTGATGGGCATCCTCAATGCCCCCGACATGGTGCCGGGCGCCAGCGCGAGCTACCAGCTGTGCAAGGACATATGGGCATTGCACCCGCTGGGCGCGAAGATCGTTGAGAAGCCTGTCGCCCTGGCGCTGGGCCAGAAGCGCAAGATCAACGTCCCCTGCGCCGCCGAGGAACAGCTTGTGAAAGCGTACTGGCAGGAGTGGAAGAAGCTCCAGGCCACACGCTACATCCGCGACCTCGCGCACGTCTCCCGGGCCTACGGCGTAGGCGCCCTGGTCTACGGCTCGCCGACCTACCCCACGGACGTACCGATCCCGCTGGATGACCTGTACAAGGTGGAAGACTTGTACATCAACATTTTCGACCCGCTGAACCTGTCCGGGTCGATGGTGACGAACCAGAACCCGAACGCGCCCGATTTCCAGAAATCGTTCATGGACATCACGGCAGCCGGCCAGCCCTACCACAAATCGCGGTCCGTTGTGCTTTTTAATGGAACGCCGATCTATCTGGACTATCAATCGTCCAGTTTCAGCTTTTCGGGGCGCTCGGTCTTTCTGCGTGCGCTGTACCCGCTGAAGTCTTTCATTCGCACCATGATCGTCAATGACATGGTTGCCACGAAAGCGGGCCTGCTGATCGCGAAAATCAAGCAGGCCGGCTCCGTCATCAATCGAATGATGGAAAAGGTCGGATCGTGGAAGCGCTCGCTCCTGCAAGAGGCGCAGACGAACAACGTCCTTCAGATCGACCCGGAAGAGGCAATCGAGTCGATCAACCTGCAAAACCTCGAAGGCCCGCTGACCGTCTCTCGGGACAACATCATCAGCGACTGCGCCGCCGCTTCGGATGTGCCGGCTATCCTGCTGAAAGACGAGAGCTTCGCGAAGGGCCTGGCGAGCGGCGACCAAGACATGATGGCGGTGGTGCAATACATCGACGCCATTCGGGAGGAGCTTGAACCAGCGCACGAGTTCTTCGACCGCCTCGTGATGCACAGGGCGTGGAACCCCGAGTTCTACGCTGCGCTCCAGAAGGAAATCCCCGAGTTGGAAGGAAAGTCCTACAGCGATTGGTTTTACGAAGTGAAGGCGCTCTTTGTCTCCGAGTGGCCGACCCTGATCCAGGAGCCGAAGTCGGAGATCACGAAGCGCAACGCTGACAAGCTGAAGTCGATGGTCGAGGTGCTGAAAGCCCTGCTGGCCGAGCTTGATCCGGAGAACAAAGCCAGGATGGTGGACTGGTTCGTCCAGGCAATCAACGACATGCCGGAAATGTTCTCGGGCACGATGACATTCGATCCCGAAGCCTTGGCGAATTACACGCCGCCGACGCCAGCCGCGCCCGGCGCGGAGCCGGAGGAGCCTGACGAAGAAGAGGGCGGCGAAGATGGCAACGCGCAGTAAGGGTGCGCCGAGCTTTTTCGAGGTGGTGACGGAGGCGGTCGGCCACTATCGCCGCTTCGGCTTCACTTCCCAGGCCGGGCTTGATGAATGGGTCTCCAAGATCCGCCGAGCCGCGCTCTTGCAGCTTAAGACGCCGGCCGAGACGGATCGCATGCTCAAAGAGGCGCTGACCTCGCGATACCGCAGCATGGTCACTCAGGGCGGGATCTTGCGCGACATGCCGGACATTAAGCGTGTGGGACTCGACAGCGTGAAGCCCAAGCTTCGACGCGAACTAGACCGCCGGATCATGGCGAGCGCGAATTTGATCCGGCTGAATCGAGAGACGGCCATCGACAACACGTTGCGCCGCTTCCAGGGCTGGGCCACGTCCATCCAGCCTGGGGGCTCGCGCGCGGTCGATGTCAAGGAAGAGAAGGGCGACATCCGCAAGGCGCTCGGGCAGATGGATTTCATCGAACGCCGGGTGGTGATCGACCAGACTCACAAGCTGGTGGCGACGATCAACAATATCGTTGCAGTGGACAACGGCGCGTTAGCGATTGAATGGCATTCGCCCTGGCGCCGGCCCGGCTATGACTTCCGCAAGGACCACAAAGAGCGCGACCTGAAGGTGTACACCATCCGTGGAAACTGGGCGCTCGAAAAAGGCCTGATGAAGGCTGGCCCGGCGGGGTACTACGATGAGATCACGGCTGTGGGGCAAGAGGTTTACTGCGCATGTACCGGGAAGTACATCTTCGCCCTCCGCAAGCTACCGGCCGACATGCTGACGAAGGCCGGCATATTCGCACTGCCGGCGAACTGAGGCACAATCAGTATCCATGCCCTCTACGAGTTTGCGCCAGCACCGTTTGATGGAAGCCGCTGCGAATACGCCTGGCGGCGTGGCCGGCGTGCCCCAGGCAGTCGGGCGCGAGTTCGTCAATGCGGACGATGCGGCCAAGCAAACCGAAGCGCCCATCGCACCGCATGCCGGGCCGGCCGGTCGCGCTGCTGGAATCCTGTTCCTGACGCCCGAAGGGGAAACGCTGCTTCTGCGCCGAGGCGATGGCGGCGACTTTCCGCGCACTTTCGGCCTGCCGGGCGGACACGTGGAAGAAGGGGAGACCGATGAGCAGGCGGCCCGACGAGAAGCCCTCGAAGAGACGGGGTTCGATTTCAAAGGCCCCCTCACGCGCCTTTGCAGCGATGGTCAGTTCGTTACGTTCATCGCCCGTGGAGTGGAAAAGTTCGCGGTGTCGATCTGCGACGAATCAACCGGATTCGTCTGGTGCAAGCCCGAAGAGGCGCCGCAACCGCTCCACCCCGGAATGAATGTCGCCTTCCGTGTGGCCGCCGCCCACACGGAATTGGACGTGGCTCGCCTGATTCGCGATGGCGCTCTGCCATCGCCCCAGGTTTTCGGCAATTCGATGCTCTTCGCCCTGCGCATCACGGGCACCGGACAGGTGTTCCGATGGGCCAAGGAAGAGGACCGGAAGAAGAACCCGTCCAATCTCGGTGAGTTCGCGCACCGGGACGAATCGATCTACATGACCGATGAGTTCCTCGCGCGCTGCAATGGCCTGCCTGTGGTGTGGCAACACCCCGAGAAAGACAAGCTCGATACGAAGAGCTACGCCGAATCGAATATCGGCGCGATCATGCTGCCGTACCTGCGCCATGAAGCCGGCGAGGTGTGGGGTATCGCCCGCGTGATCGATCTTGTCGCTGGCGCTGAAATGGCCGCTCCGGGCGCGAATTGGAGCACGTCACCCGGCGTCGTATTTGACGCCGGTAGTGGCAGTGTTAAAGTTCCGCTCGACGGTGGTTCCTCGATCTTGATCGAGGGCAATCCATACCTGATCGACCATCTTGCAATTTGCGAGCGTGGCGTTTGGGACAAAGAAGGCCCGGCCGAGGGCGTGCAAATTGATCAACCCATCGAGGTGCAAATGACCGAAGAAGAGAAGGCGAAGCTCGCCGCCGACGAGAAGGCGAAGAAGGATGCCGCGATTGCGGATTCCCAGCCCAGCCTCTCCGAAATCATGGCTGTCGTGAAGACGGTCGCCGGCTCCGTGGCCGTGATCGGCTCGCGTCTCGACGCCGTTGAGAAGAACATGCCGGCGCCGACCCTGAACGCCGCTGCCGACGCCCGCAAGGACGCCGACGAGAAGGCCAAGGAAGAGCGCGAGAAGGAAGAGCGCGCGAAGAAGGACGCCGAGGAAAAGGCAGCCAAGGACGCGGCCGAGAAGGAAGCCGAGGAGAAGGCCCGCAAGGACTCCGAGGAGGCGGCCAAGAAGGACGCCGAGGAAGCCGAAGCCATGGCCGACTGCCAGGCGCGCGCCGATTCCGTGTACCAGATGCACGGCCTGCACGCCCCGCGCAAGATGCAGGGCGAAGGCCTGCTGGCGTACCGCGCCCGCCTCGTGCGCAAGATGCAGCCGCACTCGACCGCCTGGAAGGGCGCCGACTTGTCGGCCATCACGGACTCGGTTGCATTCAAGATCGCCGAGGATGCGATCTACGCCGATGCCGCCCGCGCCTCGCACATGCCGGTGACCGATTCCACCGCGCCCCGTCTGCCGCGCGCCATCCGTCGCCGCGACGAGAACACCGGCCACAACATCACGACCTTCGTCGGACCGGCCGGCGGCTGGATGGACGACTTCCGTGCGGAGGTGAAGTCGCTGACCTCCATCAACACCAAGGGTGACAAGCAATGAGCGCGAACAGCATCGCTTTCAATCCGTTCGCGACCACCGTCGCGGCAGGCCTGTTCCTGACGCAGGCCCAGGGCCTCGTGGCGGGCACCTTCTTCGACGATCCGGCCATCCGGTACGAAATGGCCGGCGGTGTGCTGGCCTCGACCGAAACGCTGCCCATGTGGGGCGGCGTCGGCATCGGAGAATACGTGCCGACCTCGGGCTTCGACCCGCGCGGTTCGCAGATCAAGCGCGCCGACACGCAGGCCCACCTGACCGGCTTCTCGGTGTTCAATCAAAATGGTGCGGCGATCTCGTCTCCGCAGTCGCCGGTCCCGCAGACGCTGAGCGGCGGCCAGGTGAACTTCTTCCGGCTGGGCTCCGGCGCCAAGCTGGCGCTCGCGATCGATCCCGCGCTGGTGACCGATGACGGCGGCCTGATCACGCAACAGGTCTCGTGGGACTTCACGAATCAAAAGATCGTGGCCTATGACAGCGTGGCGGCCCTCCCGGTCAATATCCTGTCCATCCAGACGGCCCAGGTGCTGACCGTGGCCTTCGACGGCGTGAACGCGGCCACCTGGACGCGCAGCGGCAACGCGGCGGCCATCGTCATCATCTGAGGAGCATCCAAGCATGGCAAACGTGTTTCCCGCCTTCGTCCAGGCGCATCCGTCCTACATGATGCCGGAGCTGGTGCTCCAGTATCAGCAGGCGTCCGGCTTCACCGAATCCCTGGCCGGCGGCGAAGTGCTGCCCCGCCTGGGCGAAGGCGACCTCGCCGTCTACGGCAAGCGCCTCGAACTGCGCACGCAAGTCGCGGGCGGCCAGGTCGCGTACAACCAACTGCCCAGCGTCACGCTGGTGGCCGGCCAATTCTCGACGCCGACCTACCTGTGGCGCGTGCGGGCCGAGTATGACCACCACGACACCAGCCAGGCCGGCCAATGGGGTGTGGCGCTCGCCGAAGCCCAGCGCCTGGGCATGCGGCAGGCCATCTTCCAGCAAGTGCGCGCCGCCGCCTTGTTCGGCTCTGGCGCCTCGGGCGAAGGCCTGCTGAACACGTCCGGCGCGACCACGGTCAACCTGCCGGCGGACAGCTACGGCAACACCACGGTGTCGACCTACGACAACGGCCAGATGGCCCTTTTCCTGCTGTCGCAGATCGCCGCGCTCAAGACCCGCACGAACCTGATGGGCCAGGGTGTGCGCATCAACATCCTGACCAGCCAGGAAGTGCTCGCGGCCTGGGAGTACCAGGGCATCGTCCAGCTGACCCAATTCCAGCGCTCCGGTGCGGGCGTGGAGACCACGGCGGCGGTGGTGAAGGACATCGCCAAGCGCCAGGGCGACGAGGTGACGTTCACGATGGACGATACCCTCAAGGGTGCCGCCAGCGCGGGCGCCGATTACATCATCATCAACATGCCCGAGGTGAAGAAGCCGGCCAGCCAAAACCGGATCAACACCAACATCTTCGCCGACCTGCAACCGTCGATGACCGGTGCGGCGGTGCAGCTGTGCGACATGGTGGCGCCGAAGGAAATCCAATGCCCGCTGCCCGGCGGCGCGTCGGATGTGCTGTCCGAACTGCGCACCACTTCGGGCTGGGGCATTCGGCCGGAAACCATCACGATCATCACGGCGCCCTTCTGAGCGCCCGAATCGCTGTCTCCTCCACCTCCTGACATGCGGGTGGACTTGCGCCCCGGGACTCAACCCCCGGGGCGTTTTTCCATGGTGCTGGTGTAGGATCAAGGCTCCATCAACCCCCACGGGAATGCCCCATGAAGACGCTATACATCGCCAATGCCACGACGCGGAATCACCATCTGCACTATCGCGTGACCGAGGACATGAAGCTCTATGAGCGCCACATTCCGCCGGGCACGCAATTCGAACTGCCGGAACAGCATCGCAGCCCGGAAGACATCGCTTACGTGATCAAGCAGATTGCCGGATGCGGTGCCGTGCCGCGCGACCAGATCAAGCGCGAGGAGGGCAAACGCTTCTCCGGCCTGATCTACTCGGACAAGCCCATCAGCGAGGACGCGATGCGCAACGGCTTCAGCGAAGAGGAGCAGTCGGCGATCGACACCGCCCTCGAAGAGCATCAGCTGGCCGCGATCTCGTCGGACGACAAGGTGGCGAAGCTGGCCCAGGAGGCCGGCACCGGTGTGGGATCGCTCGAAGTCGAGATCACCGAGCAGGGCAAGCCGGGCGACGATCCGTCCGACCTCAACAAGTCGCTGATCCAGGTCACCCGCCCCGGTCGCCCGGTGTCCGAGCGCTCGCAGCGCCAAGCGAATCGGGCCGTGCGAGGCTGATCGAGCATGGCCGACATCACTCCGACTCTCGCGGGTTTCGAGGCCTACTGCCGCAATCCGGTGGGCATCACAACGGACGTGATGCCGCTGAATGACCCCGGCTTCGCGCTGTGGCTCGCCATCGCGCTGGAATGGATCCCCTGCGAGCTTCAGCAGGTGTCGGCCACCCTGTACACCTATTGCGTCTACAACTGGGGCGTCTCGGTCTTGCTGCAATTCCAACAGGACCAGACGGGGCAGACCTACTTCGCCGACAAGCGCGCGACCTTCGGCATCTACAACCTGTTGGCGGGCGTGATCTCGGGCACCGCCGATGAATCCACGTCCACCTCGTTGACAGTGGGCAAAGGCATGTCGAATCTGTCGCTGCAAGACCTTCAGCGCATCAAGGATCCGTATGGCAGGGATGCCATCGCCACCCTGATGGAAATGGGTACCCTGTGGGGTTTGACGTGACCACGTTGCATCTTGGTGTCATCGAGCTTCCGCACCCGGGGGGCGACAAGACGGGCCTGACCACGGGTGATCTCGCGGAGATCCTCGAATCGAAATATGGCCTGTACAGCGTCTTTCTCGATGCCAACCTGGAAAAGATCGAGGAGCAGATCGCCGAGAGCTTGCGGGATGCCATCGACAATGTGCTGGCCGGCGCCCCGCTGCCGGAGAACCCGTTCGCCGATGCCCAGCAGGAGATCGTGAGCGATTTCGTGACCTTCCTCGACACCTCCGAAATCGAGAAGATCGGCGTCCGCGGCACGCCCACGGAAGCGGCATTGAAGGGCGTGAATCATCGCTTGAAGCTTCGCAAGGGCCCGCGCAGGCCGTCATTCATCGACACCGGAGCGTTGCGCGCATCGACGGCGGCATGGGTTGATGATGGCACTGAAGCCGTTGTGCCGCATGGCGGTGCTGCATGAGCCTGAACGAAGCTGCCGCATCGGCGGCCACCGACATGGGCGCCGCCCTGCGCTCCGGCGTGGAGCAGCTATCGGGGCGCCAGGATTTCACGTTCACGCTCTATGCCCGCCTGATCCTGCCGGCTGATGGCTTCGTGTTTTGGGCGCCGGCCGCCAGCGTCTCGCCGCCGATCACCTCGCCGGCTTTGATGATCACGCAGCGCGGCAGCTTGCACCTCTCGCAGACGCTTCAGCAGGAGAGCGATACTAGCTACGCCCGTCAGGAGGTGATCTTCACCGCCGAAACCCAGGTGGTCGAATTCGAGCAGATCGAGGACGGCCTACTGTACGTGCTGGAGCTTCCCAACGGTGCCTTGGCCGCATTCAACGGGCAGCGCAAGCGCTACGATCAGGCCGACATCTGGCATTACGGCGGCAAGGCCCTGTTGCCATTCGAGGCCACGCAATTCATTGCCTCGCCGAGCGACATCCCGACCGACAACGTGGTGTCGAATTCGCTGCCCTTCTGGATGGCGATGTCCACTACCGACCTGCCGGTTTTCCCGGCCTTCCTCGTGCCCAAAAATCTGCTCCCACCCTATGTGTCGGCCGATGTGACGCAGACGGACGGCATCGGCTCCGCGCCGCTCGAAGGCCCTGATTCCTCGCAGAGTCAGCTGGCGCACGATGTCATCCGCTTCACGTTCTACGGCGTGCGCAACAATGGCGTGTTGGACTTCCAGCGTGCGCTACTGCAAAATTCGCTCGACGGCAGCGAACGCTACGGGGTCATGAACATCCCTGTCCCGGTCGATGAGAAGCGGCCACAAACCGAATTCGGAATCATCGCCCAGCAAAAAACGATGGATCTCGAAGTGAACTACTACCAGGCGCGAGCACGGGACGCGGCACGAAAACTGATCCTGTCGGCCTTCATCAACATCACCACGGAGTAAGTCCATGCCCCAGTATCCGATCCCCACGCAGAACGTGTCGGTCAGCTCGCGAAAGCTCAACATCACCGCCGCGACCGTGGTCAAGGCCGCCCCCGGCCGCGTCATCCGCGTGCAGGTGCTGGTGGCTGGCACCGGCACCGGTACGCTCAATGACTGCCTGACCACGGGCGCCGCCGCCGCCGCGAACCAGATCGCGACGATCCCGGAAGTGCTCGGCCCGCTGGAAGTCAACGCGGCCTTCCAAACTGGCATCGTCCTCGTGCCCGGCACCGGCCAGACCTTGGCGATCTACTACAACTAAGCCGGAGGGCTGATGAGTAATTCCATCGTCATCGTGAATGTGTCGCAGCAGGTGGCGTCCGCGCCGTCCATGCTGCAACGCACAGGGGCGTTCGTCTCGCAAGGCGCCACGACGCTGGCGGCCGGCGAGACTGCGCTGGTCACGCAGCTTTCCGACCTGACCTCGCTGCTGAAGACGCCCATTTCCGTTTCCTCGATCGCCTGGGATACCGGCACGGTGACGGTGGGGCTGGCGGCTGCCCACGGCATCCCGGTGGGCAAGACCGTGCAGGGCCAGATGATCGGGGCGGTGCCGAGTGGCTACGCCGGCACCTTCCCGGTGACCGCCACCACGAGTACCGCGTTCACCTATCCCCTGGCCTCGAATCCGGGCGTCGAAACGACCCTGGGCACGTTCCAGCTGGAATCGGTGGCTGAATTGCAGGCGATGGGCGATACCTTCTTCGCCCAGGGCGCCGTGCAATCGGTGTACGTGCTCGAACTCGGGGTCGACGACACGGCCGGCGGCGTGACTGCTCTCGGTGCGTACCTCGAAGCCCCGGCGATCCGGTTCTACAGCTACCTGATTCCGAAGGCCTGGGACACCGAATCGACGGCGCCGACGCTGTTCCGGCAGTATGACGGCACCACGGCATCCGTCTATTTCTTCGTGACCACCTCGGTCGGGAACTATACGGCGTGGACCACGCTGCCGACGAAATCGACGATGCTGTTCCTGCAAAGCCCGAATGCGCCGGACGCCGAGTTCTCGGCCGCTGCCGTGTTCTACGTCACCTTGGCGACGGACCCCGGTCCGGTCAGCCTCGTGGCGCCGCTGGCCTTCCGCTATGTGTCCGGCGTCACGCCCTACTCGACGCTGACGCCGACGCAGGTTGCCACGTTCAAGGCGGCTGGCCTGAACTGGATCGGCACTGGTGCGGAAGGGGGTATCTCGAATACCCTGATCGTCAACGGCCAGATGGGCGACCTGAACCCGTGGAACTACTGGTACAGCGTCGATTGGATGGCGATCAATGAAGACCTCGCGCTGTCTGGCGCGGTCATCAACGGATCGAACAACCCGACGAACCCGCTCTACTACAACCAAGACGGCATCAACCGGTTGCAGAAGGTCGCACAGAGCGTGGTGGACAATGCCGTGGCCTTCGGCCTTGCGCTGAATTCGCCGAAGCCCACGGTGACTGCCGTACCCTTCGCGACCTACGTCGCGGAAAACCCCGGAGACTATGCCATTGGCAAGTATGCCGGCCTGGCGCTGGCCTTCACCCCGGCGCGCGGATTCGAGCAGATCATTCTCGACCTGACCGTCTCCAACATCGCCACGAGCTGAACACATCATGGTCGCACCCGTATCCCAAGGCACCATCAACCGGCTACGCGCCTCCGTGGTTTTCGCCACGCTGCCCGAGCTGTGCGTGACATCGCCCTTCCTGGGCAAGGCTGGCCTGTCCCTGGCCTTCGAAGGCGAGGCCGGCCAGATCCTGCCGACCATGACTGGCGGCGTCACGTCCCCCGAGCCGTACCAGTTCGCAACGGTCGAAATCCATCTTCTGAAGTCGCAGGCGCTCGCCGATGCGTACAAGGCGCAGATCGAAAATGATGTGAACGTGGGCACGATCAATGTCATCGGTGATGCGGCGACCATGGAGGAATGGCAGCTGCAAAACTGCATCATCATGTCTGAGGCGCCTGGGGCATTCGACGGCAACAACCCGGAATTCGTGGTGCGGATCCGTGGCATCTACTACGTCAACCGCGCCCTGTGGACGGCGGCCTGACAGGCCCTGATTCGCGCGACAATGACGCCTCGGCCCCGCCGGGGCGTTTTTCATTGGACACCTCATGAAGATCACCAAAGACCAGCGACTGGCATTCCCGATTGAGAACGAGGAGCGTGGCACCCTGCTGATCTACAGCATCCCGATTTCTCGCGATGCCTTCGGCCTGTATTTCGCCGAACTGGGGGCCGTCTTCAAGGCCTGCTATGCCGGAGACGAAGAGGGCATCCATCTGGCACTCATTGGCCCGCAGATCGCGTTCTCGGCGCTCAAGGCGGCATCTATGAAGCTCAAGTCCTGGGACAAGCCCGGCGGCGTGCAGGAAGGCTTCGTCAACGAATTGATTCGCTTGACCTCCGTGAGCTATGCGTCGGTCGAAGGCGGATGGAAAACCCTGCCGATGGCCGTGGCCCAGGAGCGCGGGATCCTCGACGAGGAGGACGCGCAGGAGGTGCTGAACAGCCTGGTTTTTTTTACGGCGGCATCCAGGGCCGGACCGAAGCTGTTGGTCGAATCGATGCTCCCTCTGATGACGCAATCACGCGGCTGGGAGTATGGCTGCTGGACCTGTACGGACTTCATCGCTTCCTGGGTGAAGTCGAACGAGGGCACGACTTCGGACTCTCCGACGCCGGATCCGGCGCCCGCGAATCTGTCGTCGATCATTGCCTGAGCCTGCTGGCCGGCCCGTGGTTCGGGGTGCTGATGGATTCGCGCAAGAGCGGCTTCATCGATGCGCAGAACTATCGGCAACGGCACCTCCTGCACGCGCTGGCCCGAAAGCTTCCATCCTGACAGAATCGAACTATGAATCCGTTTTTCGTCTACCTTCACAAAAAGCTCGACACAGGGGATGTCTTCTATGTCGGCAAAGGTAAAGATCGACGTCATCTATCTCGGGGCGGCAGAAGTGCATGGTGGAAGCGCATCGTCGAAAAGCACGGGCTCAAATCGGAGATCATCGAGCGATTTTCCGATGAGGCCGATGCTTTCGCGTTGGAACGTTACCTGATAGCTTCCTATCGTGCACTGGGCATTGAGTTGATCAACGTGACGGATGGCGGCGAGGGCGCATCCGGTCGCCCAATGTCCGATGAACATCGACGTAGGATCTCCGAAGCCCAGCGCGGCAAACCGAATGACCCAGCGCAGAATGCCGCACACAGTAAGCGCATGAAGGGAAGAATCCTTTCGGAGGAAACAAAGCGAAAGATCGGCGCCGCAAGTCGCGGGAAGACCTTGAGCGATGAACATCGGGCCGCAATCTCGCGCGCACAGAAAGGGCGCATCCGTACCCCGGAACAACGCGCGGCCATCGGCCTCGCATCGAAAGCCATGTGGGCCGCCAAAAGGAGTGCGACATGAGCAACCGGAAATCGGTGGTTGAGATTGACATCCGGGATGAAAAATGGAAACGCTTTCTTGGTGATTTCGCGAAGTTCAAGGTTGACAGCAAAGAAGCGGCCAAGGATACCGGCGAGACCGCCGACCAGGCTGCGCGCGTGGCTGCCGCGAAAAAGCAGATCCTGGACCAGCAGGCCAAGCTCTCCAAGCTGACGCACGAGGAACGCGCCGACCTTGAGGCCGAGGCCAAGGCGAAGGCCAAGATCGCCGCCGAAGACAAGGCCGCCGCCGAGGCCAAGCGGAAAGACCATGAGGCCGAACGCAAGGTCTATGCCCTGAAGTCGAAGCAAAAGGACGACGCACGCAAAGAGCGCGCCGAGACCATGAAGGGCCTGCGCGATTCGGCGAAGTGGACCTTCGACATCGCGCGCAACATGGCGAGTACCGCCGTCAGCGCGGCGAAGTGGCTCGCATTCTCATCGGTGGCCTCTGGCTTTGGTCTTGGCGGCCTGGCGGCCTCGGCGTCCACGGTGCGCCGCACCTCTCAGGGCCTGGGCATCCGGGCCGGCGAGCTGCGCGCTGCGAATGTGAACTTCGGTCGCTACATCGATCCCGAAGCCGCCCTGGGCAACATCGCTGGCGCGCAGTCCGACCTCTCCAAGCGCTGGATCTTCAATGCTTTGGGCGAGCGCACCGAAGGCAAGGATGCTGCGCAGATCCTGCCCGAGATTCTCCCGAAGATCATCGCGGCTTTCAGGGCCGGCGGCGGCACGTTGCAAGGTGCGCAGGCGCGTGGATTGGATCAGCTGGTGGGGATCGAGGATCTTCGGCGCCTGTCCACGCTGACCGAGGAAGAATTGACCAAGACGATTGCAGCCTATCAGCAGGACCGCAAGGCGCTGGAGGAGGGCGATCCGACCGGACGCGCATGGCAGGACTTCATGGTGTCGCTGCATCGCGCTGGAAATCAGATCGAGGTATCTCTGTTGCGCGGCCTCACGAAGCTGACGCCGTACCTTGAACGCTTCGCGGATGGCATCGCAAAGGCCATCGGATCGTTCGTGGAGAGTGGCGGCCTTCAGCAGTGGATCGAAGCGGTTGGGAAGGCACTCCAGAAATTCGGCGCGTACCTGGGCAGCAAGGATTTTGCCGATGATGTGGAGTCCTTCATGGGGGCTATCCACACGATGGCTGTATTCCTCAAAAAGCTGTTTCCGAAAGCTGCGATCGATGTCGAAAAGGATCGCGGCACCGCGTCTACCATGCCGGCCTCTGAAATGCCTGGCGCAGGACCAGAACAGCCCGCGTCGTATATGGACAAGCTCCGGGCTGCCGGCCATGTCTATGGTGCCGTGTGGGACCATTTGACGGGACACACACCGCTGTCGGTGCGCAATCACAACCCAGGCAATTTGCGCATCCCGGGCAGCACTACCGGATTCCAGTCCTTCGCGAACGATGACCAGGGCATTCGGGCGCTTGCACGGCAGTTGCAGCTCTATGAGACCCGCGATGGGTTGCTGACGCTGCGCAGCATCATCAACAAGTATTCGCCTTCGAACGAGAACAACACGGCGGCCTTGATCGCCAATGCCTCGAAGCGCACCGGATTCGCACCGGATCAGCAGCTGGACCCGCGCAGCATGGATCAGCTGGTGAAGCTGGTGGTCGCGATCACCAAGCAGGAAAACGCCGGCAGCAATTTCACGGAAAATGGCGTGCGCGTGGTGATCGACAACAACACAGGGGGCAGTGCACAGGCCTCCGTCGCAGCCCTGGCGCATTGATATGTCGATCCAAGACTTCAAACGTGCGTACCAGATAGCGCCGATCATCCTGACGCAGGGCATTGCGGCCTCGCTGCCCAACAGCCAGATGTCGGTCCTGTCGCTCACCGAGGGGCGCGACTCGGTGAACTACGCGAATGACAACGACTACTTCGCGCACTTCAAGCCGCTGCCGGGTGGCACGCTGGTGGACTTCTCGCCGGCCGAATACCCGTTCGCGTCGATGGCGATGGCTGCAAACGCCATGATCCAAAACGCGCTGAGGGTAAGCCTTCAGATGACCTGTCCGGCGCGTGATGGCCTGAACAGCTACCCGAACATCCTGAACACCATCACCCGAATCAAGCAGCAACTGACGGCGCACATTCTCGCTGGGGGCATGTTCACCGTTGCCACGCCAGGCCTCATCTACGAAAACTGCCTGCTGATCGCTTTGCGGGATGTGTCGAATGCGGGCGACAAAAAGGTGCAGGGCGTGTTCCAGTGGGACTTCATCCAGCCCCTGGTGACGCAGGAGGCGGCGGCAATCGTCTACAACAACCTGTATGCGAAGCTCTCGGCGGGCCTGCCGGTGGCTGCGCCGATCAAGAATAGCGGCCTGTCCAACACTGTCGGCGGCAACACCCCGAATCAGCCGAACTGACCATGGCGCAACAGATCATCCCCTTCGTCCCAAGCAACGATGCAAATTTCCAGTTCCAGGTGGAGCTAGACGGCGCTCCGTACAACTGCATCTGCACGTTCAACGCATACAGGCAGGGGTATTACTTCACCATCTATGATCTGGTGGGAAATCGGATCGTATCGCGGCCCATCATCGCGTCCCCCTCATTCGCGAATGTGGATCTCTTGGGTGGGTACTTCAGTGTCTCGATGGTCTTCCGGGATTCGAGCCAGTCATTCGAGATCCCGGGTCTACCTCCGATCCCGCTTGTCCGCCCGGCTGCGCCGCCGATCTACAGCTATCCGCTTGATCCGCTCTCGACGCGGCCGGCCGTTGCATTCTCGACGCGCCGCCTGCTGTCGTCCTACCTGGGACCGGCCCTGAGGGTGCGCCGATCCTCCGATGATGCGGAAATGGACATCCCGTTCCTGGTGGGCAAGCTGGATGTCGCCACGATGCTGGATTTCATCGGTAGCGATGTCGGCATGGTATCCGTGTGGTACGACCAGAGCGGCCATAGCTTCGACGCCTCAAACTCGATCCATGATGCCCAGCCGGTAATCGTGACCGGCGGAGCGGTTGTCGAGTCCAACGGCTTCCCGGCCCTCTTCGTCAATCAGCAGAACCTGAACTTCAACAACCGCTTTGCTGCGCAGGGCGATTGCACGATCAGTTCTGTTTTCTCCACCACGCAATCCAATCCGGTGACCGACCCCGCCATGGGGTACGACATGGGCGGGTTCATCTATGGTGATCGACGGGGCATCCAATACGATCTCGGGTTCGGCAACCTGGGCAACAAGCTCTGCTTTTGGGGTGGCGACTCGACCGGTGA